GTTGAAGTCAATATATGCCTTAGATGGCAGCAACTGGCTGAAAGCATCCTCGAGCTTCACAATCCACGGGCGTAGAGTGTGGGTAACAAACTGGATGGCGTTCTGCTCATTCGAGTTGTAAGACTGTGAACCGCGCTCAGCCAAACCAATCATATGCAACGGAACACGATACGCTCTCGCGATGTCCTCAACGGCCAGACGGCGCGAATCAAGCATCTGCGCCTCATCAGGATTAGTGGAAGTCTTAACAAACTGTGCGCCACCAGACAAAACACCAGTCCTGTGAGCGCGCTTATAACCCTTGTGAGCGTTATCGAACGAGCGGCTAAGGTTATCGGCCTGATCTTTAGTTAAAGTGCCAGGATAGGTGATAACGCCTTGAGTGTGAGTGCCTTGACCAAAGAAACGGGCAGCGAAATTCTCCAAAGCCATAGCCAAACCGAGGTTTTCTTTCAGTTTGTCAATTGGTGAAACTGCACGAACCTCACCAGGCATCAACATAGAACCCGTAATGTGCAGAATGTCATCAGAAGTCAACTGACCCTTCTCACCAACATAAGTGAAACGCTTCTGCCCGACAGCTGTGCGCTGAATCTGAATCTTTGTAGGATTCAGGGTCATCAGGTTCAAAACGTCGCCAGTGTTAGGGTCACGGAACACGCGCACAAAAGCGTTACCGTCAAGTAGCAGTGAGATTAGGGTTTGCTGCCAAAACGCTGAAGGCGATAACTCAAAATCGGGTTGAGAAACCCAAGTAGGTTTTGGGCGGAACGGATACGTCACACCATCGCGCTTAATGTAAGCATCCACCGGCAAAGTCGAGATAGTGTCAGCAATCAAAGACACACAAGCCCAAACAGCGTTAATCGCGGTAGCCGAATTCTGGTCAACCATAGCGTCAGCCTGAGTTGACCAAGCCGTCAAGTCACCGCCAGAACCCCAAATGGACTGGAACGAAATAGCGCGCTCTTCAGAGCCTCGACGCAAATTGTTTAACATTAGTTACTTCTTTCGGCGGCTAAACCAAACAAAACCAAACCGACACCAGCCAAAATGAAACCAGCCGGAACCCAAATCAAGAAACCGCCGACCACGATAGAAGCCACACCAGCAACTTGCAAAATGTTAGCGATCACTTATCTCCTAAAAGCTGAAAAACTCAGGCACAACGGCTTCTTCAATATTACCAGCACGCGTGGCGCGGTCGAAGGCAATAATAAAAGCAATCGCATTGTCAATCTTACGCTTACTATTGCCCGATTCCTTAGTAACCCTCACGCCTTTAGCGTCAGACTTCAAAACACAGTTCGACAAATGCCGCGATAACGCAGGATTACCGTCGTGAACGAGCTTCTTCTCAACAACAGCATCAAAGACCTTCTGAGTCGCTGGAATAATGTGCTTCAAATAGCCTGTGTTATATTCCACAATCGGCACGCCACGCTCCGCCAACTCCTGCATCGACCTCTGCCAACGGAACGGGTCACACGCCACTTCACGCACCAACGGATACTTAGCCACCCAATCCAGTAGCGTCTGCTCCACCTCAGCGATAGGCACACGCCAAGAATCATCATCAACACCGAAATTCTTTTCCCAAGTCGCCACCAGGTGAACCTTCGGCAACTCCCCATCTTTCGGGATAGTCACCGCGCAAATCGCAGTCGAGTCACCCGAATATGAACCATCAAAACCCAAACAATACTCATCATCCGCCGACCATTCAAACTCGCCAGCCAACTCATCCCAAGCCCCATTCGGAAGCCAAGCCGTAGCCGACGAAACCCACTGATTTAGGCGTTTAGTTCTAAATTCTGCTTCCGGTGTTCTTTTCACGGCCGACGCGAAATCCGACTCAGCAACCAAATCATCAAACCCTGGATTAGCTGAAGCCCAAACCTTCGGATCAGTGTGATCAGCTTCCGGTGCGGCCTCCCACCAAGCCATAAAAAACGACGGGTCACTAATCTCTTTACGAGCAACCTTCTGCCCATACTGATACAACGTATAAGCGATAGAGTCTTGCCCCGTCGAATCGGACTTCTTACCAGCCGTCGTAATAGCCACCAACTGAGCAATCGAACCTCGGTTACCCATAGCCAACGAGAAAACATCAAACAAGTCACGACTTTGGTGAGCGTGCAACTCGTCAATAATGATTCTCGAAGGGTTAGAACCTTCCTTCGAATAAGCCTCAGCCGAAACAACCTTCATAACCGACTTAGTAGCCGGATAATAAATCGAATCCTTATAGACCTGAACAGCATCAGCCAACTCGCTCGACTCAATCATTCGCTTAGCCTCACCAAACACGATACGAGCCTGCTCCTTTTCAGCAGCCGCAACAATCACCTCAGCACCCTCAACACCTTCAGCAATCAACGAATAAAGAGCGAAAGCCGCCGACGAAAGAGCAGACTTCCCATTCTTACGCGGCATCCCAATCAAAGCCGTCTGAAACTGATACCCACCATCAACTCGACGTGCGTAAACGTGACGCAACAACTCACGCTGCCAATCACGCAACCTCAACGCTTCACCGGCACGACCAGCAATCCCATCCTTACCAATCGACCCAAACAACTCAGCAAAATCGGCTGCATAATCCCCATCCGACTCCTTCAACGCTTCAGGCGTTACGGGGGTCAGCCAGGCTGGTGGCCAACTAGACACGTTTCGCCTTCCGCTCCAACAATTCCTCAAGCTTGCTCTTAGTTTTAACCGACACCAAACCCAAACGGGTGCGGTCAGCCGGTGTGAACCCAAGCAACGACAAATTAGCCGTAATCAACCGTTCAAGGTCATTCAACTGTTTGAACATATGCCACTCTTCAGGATGCTCAGCAATCAAACCCTCAATCACAACCTTCCGATCAAGTTGCTCACAAACAAGTTGCAACAACTGCACATCAGTCTGACCCGATACCCAAAGTTCACCAGCATTAAACACAGAATCCCACAACTGTTGACCAGCCCAATCCAACGGGCGAATCGGGTCAACACGACCATAAGCAACAGGCGCAGCACTATCAGAAACCTTGATTTTATGCTGCCCAGGATTACCCTGCAAAACCTTCAATTCGGCAGGCTTAGGCGGATTAGCCATACTTTCACACTCTCCTTATCAAATGGCGCGTAGCGGCCTTCAGTGGCTTATCTAGGCTATACCAGAAAACTCCCAACTTCCGAGCGGTGCGAAATTTTGGGGTTCGGGGTTTTGCTCGTGAAGTCAAAAAACAAAATCACCCCCCTACCCGTTGAACCGGTGGGTTATGTAGGTAAGGGAGTGTTTGGTGTGTGGTTTGTGGGTCGTTTAGGTGAGTGGTTTGTTGCCTCTAGCACTGTTGCAGGAGCGGTGGGCTGGTGCGAGTGGGCTGGAAGGGTCACCTGGTATTACGTGATCGGCGGTAAACGGGTCGCCTTCTATCCTTCCTTTACCGCATAGGTGGCAGATGGTGGCGTGGTCGCGAAAGAATTTAGCTGTTTTCTTGTAGGCAGGGGAGCGGTATAGGGTTCTGCCTTGTTTTCTTTGTTTTTGTCTTTCGGCTTCGAGTGTTGCTCGAGCGGTTTCGTGGCGTAGGCAATAGTTTGAGCCGGTGGTTAGTGTGCCGCAGTCTAGGCAAGGTTTAGGGAATCGCATTGACACGTCGCTTCAGTTCAGTGGTGGAGATGCCTTGAGTGTAGGGAATGTAGAGCAGGTGAATGTTGTGTTCATCAAGCCAATCCTGTGTGAACATCATTTGTTTATAGTAGTCGCGTCTAGCCCAGTCTGAGCCGACAGCAATAACATCGGGCATCACGTCGAGGATTGTTTCTTTTGAGTCGGCTCCGCCCGTATTCGCTACAATGCCTTGAACGAAACGAATAGACTCCAACACTCGCAAACGTTCATTGAATGTCATTACTGGCGGTTTACCTTTATAGGCGGTAATGAATTCGTCAGTGTTTAGTGACACGATTACTTGACCGTATTGGGCGCACTGTTCAAGGAAGTTTATATGCCCTGAATGGATTAGGTCGAATGTTCCGCCCGTATAGACAGTTAATCCCATCGGTTTCTCCTTCGGCTTTCAAGGCTCCAACTCCAAGAATTATCGTTATCTACAACCTTAGTAAAAAACAGTGAATGATTATTTTTGTAGGTTCGGTCATTATGGGCGTGGTTGATGCTGGCCGAATTGTCGTGATGAATCACAGCTGGAATGTCGTAAACGAGGCCGTGAGCTGCTTCAATACGACGCTGGAAATCGTTGTCATCAAAATAGAGTGGATAAAACCTCTCATCATAAAGACCAACCTCATCAACGATGCCTTCACCCAATACGATAGCCGCCCAATGCGGTGACACTTGCGGATGCCCCAAACCTTCAGGATTAGCCTGCTCCGCAATCACCTGGAGAGCATCAGCGTCAAAAACGCAATCATCATTCACCAACACCCAATAAGGCGCATAAGGTGTCGACTTCACTATAAGATTCCAGGCACCAACAAGACCTAAACCGTATGGTGGGCGCATAACGGTCATTCT